CATATCCTTTGGGTTGACGACCTTTATCTCAATTGCCGGCTCTTCGGCTAACGCATCTAGCCCAATCGGTGCTTGATAGAGTGCTTTGTCAATGTTTGTGGCCATGTTTCAGTCCTTAATAGTAGGCTGCTTTTTTGCGGTACAAAGGCTCATCTGCTTCGTCCGAATCCAAACTCAAAAATCCACCCTGGCGGAAACGAATCAACGCCTGGGTAGAAGAGTCCACCAAGTCATCGTGTGCTGCATTCGGAAAAGCCGCCATTTGTTCAATTACTTCGTGCGCCCAGCGCATATCAGGCGCCCATACTTTACCCGACTTAAAGAGATCAGTCACGGAATTCAAACGAACAAATTTGTCATTACCCCGCACCGGCGTGTACTCCGACACCGCTATCCCCATCCGCCTCAACTCAAAAACCAACGGCGCCCCAGCAGCCTTCGCCTCAATCACACAAGTATCCGGCTCCCACTCCCTATAAAGCTCCAGCGCCTTTTGCTTCAACTCCGGAAACTCCAACCGCTCCTGGAAAGCATCGAGCAAAATAATATTAGGCTGGTTTCTATCCTCCTCCAGATAAAACACCCCCCACGTCGTACAAGCAGAAAAGTCACTCCGCTCCGACTTCGTGAACGCCGTATCCCAGCTCTGAATAATGAACTCACAAGCCGGCGCCCTCTCCCCATCCCATATCTTCCACCAGTCCCGTTTAACCAGAGCACCCTCTTCCCCGGTCGGTTTTTGCTGATACTGCGCATTCCACTTACTAACCGGCAGTTCTTCCTTCAGCGCTTCCAGTTCCTTAATCGACCAGAACTCAGGCCAAAGCGGCTTACCCGACGGCAAAATAGCCGGCAGCTCAATCACATCCCAGTCTTCCCCGCTACTCCTCTTCATGGAGTCAGCCAGCACCCGGCCAGTCAAATCCCCCTCGGCCCAGCGCGTCATCACCATCACAATCGTCCCGCCAGGCTGTAAACGCTGTCGAGGTCCAGACGTATACCACTCATATACCTTCTGATATACCTCCGGATTCCCCGCCGCCAAAGCAGCCTCCTGCTCCGAATGCGGGTCGTCAATAATCACAATATCCCCGCCCTTACCCGTCACCGTACCACCCACACCAATAGCAAAATACTCCCCGTTCTTATTAGTACTCCAACGGCCAGCAGCCTTACTATTAAGGACTGAAACATGGCCACAAACATTGACAAAGCACTCTATCAAGCACCGATTGGGCTAGATGCGTTAGCAGAAGAGCCGGCAATTGAGATAGAGGTCGTCAACCCAGAGGATATGTCGATCAGTGTTGATGGACTAGAAATAGATTTAATGCCAGGGCCGGAAACGGCAGAGGATTTTGACGCAAACCTGGCTGAATATATGGATGAGTCGGAGCTGGAGTCTATTGCTTCAGACATAATTTCCGACGTAGAAGAAGATATTGCCTCCCGTAAAGACTGGCTGCAGACTTATGTAGACGGATTAGAGCTTTTGGGCTTGAAGATTGAGGAAAGATCTGAGCCTTGGGAGGGTGCATGCGGGGTTTATCACCCGATCATGGCTGAAGCGCTGGTGAAATTCCAGGCTGACGCAATGATGTCCACGTTCCCGGCTGGTGGCCCGGTCAAAACACAGATTATTGGGCGCGAAACACCGCAGAAAAAGGACGCAGCCCTGCGTGTGGCAGCCGATATGAACTACCGGCTCACGGATAAGAACAAAGAATACCGCACAGAACACGAAAGAATGCTGTGGGGCTTGGGTTTAGCCGGTAATGCGTTTAAGAAAATCTACTATGACCCGCATTTTGAGCGGGAAGCGTCGATTTTTGTGCCGGCAGAAGACTTAATTGTCCCTTATGGCGCGTCAAATCTGGAGTCGGCCGAGCGTATTACGCACATGATGCGTAAAACCAAGAACGATGTGCGCCGATTGCAGGTTGCCGGGTTCTGGCGGGACATTGAACTGGGCGAACCCCAGAATGTGCTGGACGAAGTAGAGAAGAAAATTGCAGAAAAGCTGGGATTCCGTGCGACAACGGACGACCGCTACAAAATTCTGGAAGTTAACGTTGATCTGGACCTTAGAGGGTACGAGCACGAGCAAGACGGGGAGAAAACCGGTGTTGCCCTGCCGTATATTGTGACCATTGAGAAGGGGTCGAGTAAGGTTTTGGCCATTCGCCGTAACTGGCAGCCGGATGATCCAACTTACCGCAAGCGGATGCACTTTGTCCACTACCCGTATATCCCTGGCTTTGGGTTCTACGCGTTTGGCCTGATCCATATGATCGGTGCATTTGCAAAGAGCGGTACTTCTTTGCTGCGCCAGCTGGTTGATGCGGGTTCTTTGGCAAACCTGCCGGGCGGATTTAAGACTCGAGGCCTGCGCGTCAAGGGAGACGACACGCCCATCTCTCCCGGCGAGTTTAGAGACGTTGATGTCCCGTCAGGTTCTATTAAAGATAACCTGTTGCCGTTGCCGTACAAAGAGCCGAGCCAGACTCTGTACCAGTTGCTCAACCAAATCATTGAGGACGGTCGGCGTTTTGCCAACACCGCTGATTTGCAAGTGACGGACATGTCCAGCCAGGCCCCGGTTGGTACGACGCTGGCCATTCTGGAGCGCACGTTAAAAGTTATGTCTGCCGTACAGGCGCGCATTCACTTTGCGTTCAAAGAAGAGCTGGGTTTGCTCAAGGGAATCATTCGGGATTACACCCCTGAAGATTATGACTACCTGCCAGAAGAGGGCGCGCCCCAGGCTAAGAAGTCTGACTACGACGATGTAGATGTAATTCCGGTTAGCGATCCCAATGCGTCCACGATGGCGCAGAAGATTGTGCAATATCAGTCGGCATTGCAGCTGGCACAGATGGCGCCGCAGCTATACAACCTGCCGTTGTTGCACCGTCAAATGCTAGATGTTCTGGGTATTAAGAATGCAGAGAAACTGGTGCCGATGCCAGAGGATCAGATGCCAACGGACCCGGTAACAGAGAACCAAAATGTTCTAATAAACAAACCGCTGAAGGCATTTAGTTATCAGGATCACCGGGCTCATATCGCTGTTCACACAGCCCTGATTCAAGACCCGATGGTTCAGAATCTATTAAAAACAGACCCAACAGCCCAGCAAAAAGCCATGGCCATGCAGGCTCATATTAATGAGCACTTGGGCTTTGAATACCGGGTAATGATTGAGCAGAGTTTGGGTATGAATCTGCCGCCCCAAACAGACGAGACGGGTGATGATGTGCCCATGAACCCAGAGGTGGAAGCCCAATTAGCACCCCTTTTGGCCCAGGCAGCCCAACGGGTATTGCAACAAAATCAATCTCAAGTCGCCCAGCAGCAAGCGCAACAAGCTGCGCAAGACCCTGTTGTTCAAATGCAACAGGCTGAATTGCAGCTAAAACAGCAGGAGTTGCAGCTTAGGGCGCAAAGAGATCAGGCCGACATTCAACTCAGAATTCGGCAGCAAGACTTGGAAGCACAGCGTAACGCGGCTCAGGTACAGGCTTCTAAAGAACGCGATCAAACATCACTGATGCGAGAGGCCATTATTCAAGCTGGCGAGAAACAGCACGAGAACGATCTCCAAACAAAAGAGATTTTGGCCGACGCGCTTAAGAATGTTTTCCAAGCAAAAGTAAAAGGTGATTGATGAATGCTATTGAAGTGATCGTCGAACAAGCCGATGACAAAATTTCTCAACTGAAGGACTACCTGTCAAATGGGCGGGCCACGACGTTTGAGGAATACAAAAGTCTCTGCGGAGAGATAAAGGGTCTGCTCACCGCAAGAGGATACGCCCTAGACCTGAAACAAAAATTGGAGAACTCTGATGAGTGAAATCCTACTGGCAACAAACGCCAGTAACCCCGAAGTCGTTGGATCATACAAGTTTGATACATCGGCCGAGGACAAAGCCCGCCAACTACCGCAGCCAAAAGGCTATCGGATTCTTTGTGCCATACCAGAAGTGGAGAAAGAATTTGAAAGCGGATTGGTCAAAGCAGATCAAACTATTAATTACGAAGAAAAGCTGGCAACGGTTTTATTTGTAGTGGATATGGGACCTGACTGCTACTCTGACAAAGAAAGATTCCCGACTGGGCCTTGGTGCCAAAAGGGGGATTTTGTAATTGTCCGACCAAATGCAGGGACACGCCTGCTGATCCATGGACGCGAATTCCGCATGATCAATGATGATTCTGTGGAAGCAGTGGTTCAAGACCCACGCGGTATTAAACGCGCCAACTAAGTAAAGGAGCCTCACATGGCAAATCAGATGGATGAGCAGGAGTACAAGTTTCCTGACGAAGTAGAGGACAAGGCTGAAGATAAACAGCCTGAAGTCATTATTGAGATTGAGGATGACACTCCTGAGGAAGACCGCAACAAACAACCGTTGCCGCAGAATCTGAAGGAGGAGCTTGAGAACGACGGCCTCGAAATCGAGCAATATGACGAGAACGTCAAGAAAAAACTCAAGCAGATGAAGAAAGTCTGGCACGACGAGCGGCGAGAAAAAGAAGCTGCTTTGCGTGAACAGCAAGCTGCCGTCATGTACGCCCAAAAGCTACGTGAAGAGAACCTGAAAATGCAGCAGGCTATTAAAGCTGGCGGGGAAGCGTATGCAAATACGGTGGCCAGCGCAGCCGAAATGCAGCTAAAAATGGCCGAGCAAGCCTATAAAGAGGCCTACGAAAGTGGGGATTCAGACAAGATTGTTGAGGCAAATAAGGCTCTTCAACAGGCAAATTTGAATTCTTTGCAGGCAAAAAACATGCAGGCAAACTCTTTACAACAGCAAAATGTTGAGGTACAACCCCAATACGAACCTGTTCAACCTGTTGTTCAAGCGCCACGTCCTGATGAAAAAGCATTAGATTGGCAAGAACGCAATCCTTGGTTTGGTCAGAAACGAAGCATGACCGCCTTTGCGTTTGGAGTCCATGAAGAGCTTAAGGATTCTGGAATTGCCATCGGGTCTGACCGGTACTATCGTGAATTGGACAAGGCAATTCGCAAACGTTTTCCAGACGAATTTGAAGATGAAAGGCCAGATGCAAGGAAAAAGGTATCGACTGTAGTTGCCCCGGCAACCAGGTCGACGGCTTCTAACAAAGTGAAGCTAACTCAATCTGAATTGAATTTAGCAAAAAAATTCAACCTTACACCTGAGCAATTTGCATTGGAAAAACTTAAACTGGAGCGTCAAAATGGCCAATAACCGTACACCTAGAGAAGTTGAAAATCGAGAGTTTTCGGAGCGTCCCAAGCAGTGGATGCAGCCTGAGCTTCTCCCAGAGCCTGACAAGGAGGCTGGTTTCAGCTATCGTTGGATTCGTGTTGCAACACTTAATACGCCTGACCCGCGTAACCTTTCGTCCAAACTACGCGAAGGTTGGGAGCCAGTCCGTATTGAAGAGCAACCGCGTTTCAAACTGCTAGTCGATCCCGGGTCCCGTTATAAGGACAATATTGAGATCGGCGGATTGTTACTCTGCAAAACTCCGACTGAGTTTGTGGACCAGCGAAACACGCACTTTGCTGACCAAACCAAACAACAGACGGAAGCCGTGGATAACAATTTCATGCGCCAAAGCGACGCTCGGATGCCCCTGTTTAGGGAGCGCCGGTCCGAGAGTAGCGTTGGAAGAAAATGACATTTCACTTGGAGTTAAACAATGGCTTACCCCACTGTTAGCAAGTCTTACGGCCTAAAGCCTATCAACCGAGTTGATGGCCTGCCGTACGCCGGAGCGATCCGTCAAATCCCCGTTGCGGCTGCTTACGCTACCGCAATTCTGAATGGTGACACCGTTGCCATTGATTCCACCGGCTATCTGGTGGCAAAAACCACGACCAACTCTGGCGACTCCGTCGGCGTGTTGGTGGGTTGTCAGTACGTGAACGCTAACGGTCAAACCGTTCAGGGTCAGTACTACCCCGCCGCTGCTTCGACCAGCACCGCTCTGGCGTTTGGCTACGTGGTTGATGACCCCAATGCCATTTACCAAGTTGTGGCTGTTGGTTCCAGCACCACCACGACCCCCGCCGCTTACAGCCGTACTTTGGTCGGCTCGAACGTGGCTCTGGCAACCGCGACTGGTTCGACTGCTACTGGTGATTCCTACTATGGTATCAACGGTGCTTCTGCCACCTCGGATGCTCTCCCCATGCGTGTAATTGATGTTGTGCCTGCCAGCGCCACGGGTCCCCGTGATGTTGCAGCTACGACTTATTACGAGTTTCTGGTGAAGTTCAACCTGCACCAGTACAACAATACCACTGGGGTCTAAGGAGTAAATCATGGCAATTTCACGCGCACAACTACTCAAAGAACTCCTGCCCGGTCTTAACGCACTGTTTGGCCTTGAGTACGCCCGTTACGGCGAGGAGCACAAGGAAGTCTACGAAACCGAAACCTCGGAGCGTAGCTTTGAAGAGGAAACCAAGCTGTCTGGCTTCAGCGCCGCACCGGTGAAGAACGAAGGTTCTGCCATCGCGTACGACAATGGTCAGGAAGCCTGGACCGCCCGCTATACGCACGAAACCATTGCTTTGGGTTTCTCGCTGACCGAAGAGGCCATCGAGGACAACCTGTACGACAGCCTGTCTGCTCGCTACACCAAGGCCCTGGCCCGCGCTATGGCTTACACCAAGCAGGTGAAAGCTGCCGCCGTCCTGAACAACGGCTTTAGCTCTACCTACGCTGGTGGCGACGGTCAACCTCTGTTCTCCGCCTCGCACCCGCTGGTGTCTGGTGGCACCAACAGCAACATCCCGACCACCGCAGCTGACCTGAACGAGACTTCCCTGGAAGCCGCCGTTATCCAGATCAGCCTGTGGACGGACGAACGTGGTCTGTTGATCGCCTCCAAGCCCCGTAAGCTGGTTGTTCCTCCTGCTCTGCAGTTCGTTGCAACCCGTCTGTTGGAAACCGAACTCCGCGTCGGCACCAATGACAACGACATCAACGCACTGAAGAACAATGGTTCGATCTCTGAGGGTTACACCATTAACCACTTCTTGACCGACACGAACGCCTGGTTCCTGACCACGGACGTTCCCAACGGCATGAAGCACTTTGTGCGTACGCCCCTGCAGCAGTCGATGGACGGTGACTTTGACACCGGCAACGTCCGCTACAAGGCTCGCGAGCGTTACAGCTTTGGCTGGTCGGATCCCCTCGGGATGTACGGCTCGCAAGGCGCTTAATAAATCCTTTGGGATTTATGAGAAGGGGACCTTGTGTCCCCTTTTCTTTTGGTGTATATTGCCTCAAACCGGAACTTCCGGTCCGTCAAACTGATCCGGCAGATGCGTACACAATTGACGGGCTGATCTTTGTACGAAGGACAATTCGAAATGGCTTTATCAACCACCCAAAGTATTTGGCGTTCTGGTGGCGGCGATCAAACACGCACTGCTTATTGCGGTTCTGGCGTTATGGCTGCTCAGTTCTATTTCAACCCAGTTTCGGTCAATACAACCACAGCAAAAGTTTCTTCCGCTGCTGGTGCACCAGCCGTGATCCTGCCCGCTGGCGCGATCATCACTGAAATCCAATTTGACGCTACCGGCACAGGCGGCACCACTCCTACTATGGACATGGGCTTCACTCTGTACACAACTGGTACAGCTAGCCCTACAGCTTTGATCGACGGCTATGCAGCTGACGCAGGCAAGAAAGTTGTTCAGTGGGGCGATAGCGGAGCTGGTACTTCTCTTGGTACCGTGATGTCATCTACTGAGCTGGTATATATCACTGGCGGTGCAAACACCGGTGACGCCCCTACTGGCGGCGCTGTCAGCGGCACAATCATCTATTTTGTTGCTGATCCATTGCTTGGTCAACAAAACGTCTAATTGACTCCGGGGGGCTTTGGCCCCCAGTTTTTGAACTAGGAGATTGATTATGGCAATGCAATATGACGTAAAGTCGTTTCACGCAACAGCTTCATCGCTTGCGTACAATGGCCGAGTGCGTCTAAAAGGCGTGGTTATATCTCCCGTTACGTCTGTTACTTACAACTCGTGTGTAGTTGATACTGCTGGGGCGTTGACAGGGACGTATGACATCCCCGGCTCAACGACATGTACCGTCACTATCGCTAATCACGGGTTGTCAAACGGCGACAGAGTTGGTTTGAGCTTTACCAGCGGCACGGCAGTAGATGATGGCTATGTCGTGGCAAACGTAACAACGAATACATTTACCGTGACCACAGCGAGTTTGACTACAAGTGGTAATGTAACGATGTACCCTAAGATTCTCACTGAACTAGATTGTTCTTCGGGCACATCTTTCTACACTTTAATTCCCGGCGAAGGCATTCTTGCAACAAGTGGCTTGTTTAGTTTGTTGCCGTCCACCAACGTGACCATGACTATTTTTTACGGATAGGAACAGGCCATGATGCAATATGACGTCAAATCTGCGATTGCAAAAAACACCGGGCTGCTGGTAACGCAAAACCCTGCGCGGTTGAAATCCATCACGGTGACAAGCGCGACTGTGTCTGCGAGAAATACTACAATCTGCGATCCGACCGTTCAAGAGTCTGGCACATACGCTCGCACAAGCCCTAGCACCACAATTACAGTCACCATGACAAACCACGGTTTTGTGACTGGACAACGGGTGTTTTTGGACTTTACGTCTGGCACTGCGCGGGACGGAACGTATGAGATTACAAAAACAGGTGACAACACGTTCACCTGCGCAGATGTGGCGACCACAACCACAAGTGGTAACGTCACAGCGTACAGTAGCATTGCGTTAGAGATTGACACCTTTAACACCGTTGGTTTACCCATTTTGATACCCGGCGAAGGCATTTTCTGTCCAAACGGTATTTTTGTGGGCTGCGGCTCCTCTGTGACTGCGACGGTGTACTATGGCTGAACAAAAGCGTGTAAACCTAGAGGGCCGCAGTGTCTTCATAGGTATTCCAACATACGACGGAAAGCTCAACATTAAGTTGGCTTACACGCTGGCCGCGCTCATGCCCGTGGCGCTACAGCACGGGGTTTCTGTCAAGCTGGGCCATGTGTCTGGGTGCTCAATCATTACGATGGCACGCAACTCATTGGTGGATCAATTCCTTAAATCAGATTGCACAGAACTTCTTTTTATTGACGCAGATGTGATTCCCACCGTGGATGACATCATGCGCATTTTGGCGCAAAGCACTGACAGGCATTTGACTGCTGGCATGTATCCGCGTCGCGCCAAAGATCGTAAGTTTTTCCTTGACTTCTACCTAGACGACAACGACGACCTGGTGTTTGATGGAGCAATGATGCGCGTCAACCGGGTTGGTACCGGGTTTATGTGGGTTGCTCGTCACGTAGTGGAAAAGATTGCCAGTTGTTCTGCAACCTATCTTGGTCCCGATGGGGCTGGACAGATTGCCAACGTGTTTGAATTCAGCATGATGGACGGCAAGTTTGTTGGCGAGGATTACAACTTCTGTGACAAAGTAGGAATGCTTGGTTACGAAGCTTGGGTCGATGTTGAAATATGTCTGCCTCACATTGGGACGGAAGAATTCACAAACGACTTCAAGAATGAGGTAGTTGTTCCTTTGATCGACAGTTTGCACAAAGCAAAACTGAAGGTTGTAAATGGCTAAAACACCAGCATGGCAACGCAAAGAAGGAAAGAATCCTGCGGGCGGACTCAATGCAAAAGGTCGTGCATCATACAAAGGTGGGACATTGAAAGCACCTGTTAAAGCAGGAGACAATCCACGTCGAGCATCATTCCTCGCACGCATGGGAAACATGCCAGGACCTGAACGAGATGAAAAAGGTAAACCAACAAGACTGCTATTATCTTTACAGGCTTGGGGTGCTTCGTCTAAAGCGGATGCACGGTCTAAAGCTAAAGCAATATCCGCACGAAACAAGAACAAGAAAGGCAAGTAATGCCAAAAGTAGGAAAAAAGGAATTCGCTTACACCCCAAAAGGTATGGCGATGGCTAAGAAAGAAAAGATGAAGATGAAGATGAAAGCTAAGAAAAAGAAGTAATGACAACAGCAGCAACGGTAATTAATAAAACGTTGCGGCAACTTCTATCTGGAACGGTGGAGGCCCGCAACAAGTTGGCCTCTACCGTAAACAGTTCTGCCACTAGTATTGTTTGCACTTATGCCCTTGAGGGGTTGCGTGCTGGGCAGATTTTTGAAATCGAATCTGAAGTGTTTTATATTTGGGCTGCAGATGTACCTACAAAAACTTTAACCGTAGAGCGTGGGTTCAATGGAACTACTGCAGCTGCACATACTGCTGGCGCATTGGTTACTGTTAATCCTAGATTCCCTAGAGCACAAGTTCTTGAAGCCATCAACGATGAAGTCTTAGATCTATCGTCACCAGTCAATGGATTGTTTCAGGTCAAAACATTAAACTTTACGTACAACGGTACAGACAGAATGATTAATCTAACTTCTGCTACCGATGTTATTGACATCTTAAACGTATCTGTTCGGTATCTAACCGACGACTATCCAGTTGCTCGTAAGGTAAAACTTGTTCGCGACCTGCCAACAGATGACTTTGCTTCTAGTTTTGCTTTAAAGTTTGATCAAGCTGTATACCCAGGCAGACTTCGTATTGTTTACAAAGCACCTTACGCTTCAGTTACTACTGAGGCGACTAACCTCAACACAGATACCTTCAAGGTTCCACTTTCCTTGGATGCCATCAAGAACCTGGAATTCCAAGTCCTCTACGACTACCGAAAAGGTCTCCGTATTTTCTTGATAGTTTACCACACGAGGATTTGTAACTAGGTTCCTTAACAGGGTTAGTTCGCTCTCTACATCTAGGTAGTATTCAATGCCATTAATTACCTGTTGGTGATGCATAAGTAGGGGCACTTTGAACACCTGGCTTCGGGCTGGCGAAGCGTAGGCTCGAGCCATCCAACGTGTCACGGTTGGTCCAGTAGTAGTGGAACCCCTAGTAAAGTCCAGCCTAAAAGAAGCTTCGATAAATTTAGCTTGCGGACCAGTAGCAACAGACGGTAAAGCGATCAAGGTTGCTGCTACTGCTACTGCTGGTACAACAATTCATACTGGTTCGACAACGACTACAACCCTTGATGAAGTTTGGATTTATGCAGTAAACAGTTCTGCGTCGTCGGTGAAGTTGACTATTGAGTGGGGCGAGGCTACGGCACCTGATGGCAATATCGAGGTTACTGTTCAGCCTGAGGCTGGTTTGGTGACTGTGATTCCTGGTTTGTTGATTAAAGGTAATGCGACTGCGCTTGTGGTTAAGGCGTTTGCTGCGACTGCGAATGTGATTTGTATTCACGGTTTCGTTAATCAGATTACGGTTTAACTATGCCGAACAGGCGTGAACTCGGATATGTGAGTGCTGGAAGCACAAGCACCGTCTATGTCAGCACAGGCATTTATGGTCGTGCTACTGGTGGTATCGGTTCACCGACTGCTGTAACTATTTCTGGTGTGAACTACGAGTATCTAACTTTTAATTCAACGGGTACTTTGACTGTTACAACTGCTGGCTGGTTTGATTTTCTTGCAATAGGTGGCGGTGGTGCAACAAGTTACATTACATCTATTTATGCTTCGGGTGGCGGTGGCGCTGGTCAAGTTGTTTGTGGTTCAATTTATTTAAGCGCAAACCAAACAATAACTATTGGCGCTGGCAGTTCAATTTATTCTTATAATACAGCATACGGTCAAGCAAACAGTACAATAATTGGTGTAACTTCACCATTTAATGTTGGTGCTGCTGGGAATTTTGTTAGTTCTACAGGTTCAGCAGGACCATTAGCACATTTAGGCGGCGGCATTGGTGGCGCTGCTAGCACAACTGCAACAGGTACAGAAAATGCGTTAGTTGGTTATCGTGGTGGCGACAGTAGCGCACAACAAAACGGCGGTGGAGGTGGCGGTCAGTCTGCTCGTGGCGGTAATGGGTCATCAACTACGGGTGGCACAGGTGGCGCAGGTTATGACATTTCGGCGTTCATTGGCGGTAGTGCAACATACAAAGCGCAAGGTGGTGGCGGTGGCGGTTCGGTAACTGGTGGCACGGCTGCAACGGGTGGCGTTGCAGGGTCAGCAACAACAACACCATCAAACGGTGGTGCTAACACAGGTCAAGGTGGTGGCGGTGGCTACGGGGTAGTTACAACAGGAAATGGCGGTAGCGGTGTGTGCTATATCAGATGGAGTGTCTCATAATGGCACATTTTGCTAAAGTTGAAAACGGTGTAGTGCAACAAGTAATCGTTGTCAGCAACGATGACGCACCGACCGAAGTAGCAGGTCAAACATTTATTGCATCACTTGGTTTAACAGGTGAATGGGTGCAAACTTCTTACAACAACAATCCAGTTGAAGGTGCTTCTCGTGGTAAATATGCTGGCATAGGTGACACTTGGAATGGCACAGATTTTGTTGCGCCTGTTATCGAGAGTGAGGTTTAGTTTATGGCTGCAAGGTTGATGGGTTATGTTTCGGCTTCAAACACACCGACAGTAGTTGGTCAAATTGGAACTTATGGTGTGGCGACAGGTGGCACTTCGTCAAGCATCACGGTGTCATCACAGGCTTACACGCTTCTAACTTTCACAAGTGACACCAACCTTGTAGTTTCTACAGCAGGTTTATTTGATGTTGTTTTAGTTGGTGGCGGTGGTGGTGCTGGTGGTGCTTATGCATCTGGTCGTGGTTCAGGCGGTGGCGGTGCTGGTGCGCTAAAGGGGATTGCGTCAGCAACGACAATTTATTTGCCTGCTGCAACTTATTCAATAGATGTTGGTGCTGGCGGTGCAGGCGGTGCGCCTGCTACCCCTGGGTCAAGAGGTTTATTGACTTCAATCGGTTCTGTTATTGGTGTCATTGGTGGTGGTGCTGGTTTGGCTTTGACAGGCATAGTTATGAACGGTCCAGGTGGTTCTGGTGGTGGTATGAATGGTCAAGCATCAGGTACTGCACCTGAGACACTTTATTCATTAGGTGGCAATAACGGCGGCTCAGGCGGTGGCAATGTCGGTGATGGTTCGGGTGGCGGTGGTGGGTCGGCTTCGGCTGGTGGTGCTTCTTCTGGAACTCTAGGTGGTGCTGGTGGTAACGGCACAGATATAAGCGGATTTATTTCTGGTGCAACATCATATGTTGCAGCAGGTGGTGGTGGTGGTGGAACTACTGGTGGTGCTGCAGGAAATGGTGGCGTAGCAGGAGTTTCAAGTGGAGTGGGAAACAATGCAACTACCGCAGGTTCTGGTGGTGGCGGAACTAATGGCACTACTGGTGGTAATGGTGCTGCAGGTGCAGTTTATGTCAGGTTCAAAGTATGAGCGATACTAGAACCTATTTTGCTCAAGTTACTGACGGTGTTGTTACTGATGTCCGTGTTGTATCACGAGAGTTTTTGGAAGCAAACCCTGAACGCTACACAGGCACTTGGGTTGAAACCTTTTGGGATACCGCAGGCAAAACTTATGCTGGTATCGGATTTGAGTATCTACCTGAGACACAAGACTTTAGACCACAACAACCGTATCCTTCGTGGACTTGGGCAAATAAAATTTGGAACCCACTAAAACAACATCAAATAAACCTGCTGTAGAAACTACAAGGTTGGTGTCACTTGTGAAAGTTAGAAGCGTGTAAGCCTGTGATGACACCG